CTTCGCCGCGCGCCAATGGTGGCGAGAAGCCGCCGGCGCCGAACGAGGACGAGAAGGCGCCGGCTGGTCACGTGGCCCCCGGTGAGGAACCGACTGAAGAGGTGTCCGTCGTCACGCAGGTGGCCGGCCCTGACGCGCCATCCAGCAAGGCGCAGTCCACCAAGCGCAAGGGGAGCCTGTAGGCGATGCCGATCCTGACCACGGCCGACTACCCGGCGGTGCGAGCGGCGCTGGACAGCCAGCTAACGGCCACCGATCTGCCGAACAGCATGATCGCCGAGCCGATCTTCGCGCCGGCGGCCGAGGCTGAACTGCTGGCCCGCGTGCCGACGGCGGCGAGCATGACCGGGGAAAACGCCGCGCGGGTGAAACGCGCCCTTATCCGCCTGACGGCGGCGCTTCTGGCCCCATCGGTGGTGCGCGTGACCAGTATGTCGATTCAGACCCGCGACCTGAGCTACAGCCGGCAGACGTTCGACCCGGTTAAGAAGGCGGCCGATTTACGGGCCGCGGCTGAGACTGAGTTGGGGCCGCTGCTGGTCATCAGCGCGGCCGAACCGGTCGGGCCGTTCCCGGCCTTCACCCTGGCGCGAGGCAACCGGGGGCATTGAGCGATGGCTACCGAACTGGATGCTCTGGCGGCGCTGAAGGCGGCTCTGGCGGCGGTTGTGCCGCCGCCGGGCAACGGGCCGCTGGCCGGCATCTATATCTGGCCGACCGAGTTCACCCTGGTTCCCGAAGTGCCCACGCTGCCGATGATTGTCCTCGCTCCGGTCGCGGCCGGTGAGGGATTCAACGACAGCATGGGCTACGTGCAACGCGGGCTGGAACTCTACACCTGGGAAGCCGACGTGATGGTCTACGTGGCCGAGGGGCCGCTGATGCGCATGGATGAGGCGGCTGCGGCGGCCGAGTTGAAGGCCGTCGGCTGGAAAGGCGCGCTGGCCGCCGCGCTGTGGCCTGATATGAGCCTGGGTTATACGGCGGTCGAGGTCGGCCGGTATATAGGTGACAGCTTCGAGTTGTTCCGCGCGGCGACCGGCCACCTGCATTGGGGCGCGAAGCTCTACTGGGGCGTTCGCGCACGTCTGCCGATTGTGCAGGGGCGTCCGGTGGCCATGCAGCATGGGGTGCTGGCGTGAGCGGGTCAGGCATCACCCTCGACTGGACGGTCGGCGCGACTCCGGTCGTGCTGGCCGAGAGCATCGAAGCCTACGGCCGCCGGCTGCACGCGGCGACGCTGGCCCACATGCGCCGGATTGCCGACCGGGCGCCGGGCGAGATGCGCCGCGACAGGCCGTGGACGGATCGGACAGGCGAGGCCCGCGCCGGACTGTATGCGGAGGCCGACAGTGACGGCCATCGCTACGTGACGCTGGCCGCCGGCCACATGGCCCCGCACGGCGTCTGGCTGGAATTGAAAAACGAGAACCGCTATGCCGTGGTCATCCCGACGCTGGATCGCTACGGCCGGCAGCTCATTCAGGGTTATCGAGGCCTTATGCGCTGAGAGGTGACACATGGCACGACAAACGAAGTCAGTTGAAAAAACGCTCAACACCGGACTGGTGGCGACCTACGCCGCCGCGCACGCCGACGGCCATAGCGCGGCATGGTCGAAAGACCTCCTCATCCACGTGAAGCAAGGCGCCGGTGCGCGGGTGGCCACGATCCCGGTCGGGCAGAAGTTTGAGGGGCGCAGTATTGACCCTATCGTGATCAATATCGCCCAGAACACCGATCCGTTCATCGGCCCATTCAGTGATGCTTATGTTCAGGCCGATGGCGGCGTGTGGATCAATTTCGACGGCACGTCTAACACCACCCTGGCGGCCATCCGCACCGGCGGCTAAGGAGAAGAATCATGGCAGCGACAGTGAAGATTGCTTTCGAGAAGGGGCCGGTTGTCCGCACCATCGAGGATTTCGAGTGGAGCGAGGCCGCCGGCTGGGTGCAGGCTGTGCCCATTGAACTGGCGGCCAAGCTGATCAACTATCCGAACGGCGGCTTCACGCTAGGGGAGCAGCCATCGGCGGCGACGCGCAAGGCGCTGGCCGAGGCGATGGGCATCAAGCCGGAGAACCTGGTTGTGCCCGATGGAGACGCGCCGGCAGTGACACCTGTTGAGCGGACGGTGGCCGATGTGACCGGCGCGGCGCGCGCGGCCGACCTGGCCGCGGCCGGGGTGGCAAGTGTCGCGCAGTTGGCCGCGCTGGACGACGTTGGGATTGAGAAGCTGGGCCTGGAAACAGGCGCCAGCCGGTCGGAGATCAAAGATTGGGCCGATGCGGCCAAAAAGGGATAGGAGGAAACGATGGCGAGTTCATCATTTGGCCGCACGGTGCGCGGCCTGCGCGACCTGAAAATTGTCAACCTGGCCGGGACCCTGGTCGAGGATATGTACGGCGGCCAACGCCTGGTCTTTACGCCCGTTATTAACTCGGCCGAGCAACGCGGTGACGACATCGTCATCGCCCGCATGGCCTGGGTCGAGAGCGGCACGGCGCAACTAACCGCCGGCGCGCTGTCTAATGCGGCCGTGGCGATCATGTTCGGCGACTCGGTAGCGATTGCCGGCAGCAGCCCTACCGCGACGGCGACGTTCCAGATTGATGCCGGCCAGATTTTACCGTATTTCAAAGTCTACGGTCAGGCGATGGGGCCGCAGGGCGATGACGTTCACATCCTGCTGCCGAAGTGCCAGCTCACCGGCGGCGGCGAGATCAGCTTTGCTGATGGTGAATGGTGGTCGCCTGCGTTCGAGGTGGCCTGCATCGACGATGGTGTCAACGGTATCTGGAAGCAAATCCAGCACGAGACTGCTACGGCGTTGCCGACCAGCTAACAACCAAAGCGGTAAAAATTAACAGGGAGGGCTGGTAGGTCCTCCCTGTTTAAGAGCAACCTATGGACACGGACCAATTACAGCAGCATTGGGCGCAAAATGTTGAGCCGCGCGTATTCGAGACCAGTCAGGGGCCGGTTCTCCTGCGGCCGGTTGGTTTGGAGACGCTTGTCCTGAACGGCGAGTTGCCGTTCACCGTCTTGCAGGATTTGGATGACGCGCGCGCCAAGACCGACAAGCCGGCGAAAAAGAAGAGGGACGACGGTGAAGATGCGGTCGAGTTGATCAAGCTGACCCGCTCAATGGACGCCGTCGTGGTGGCCGCCGTCGTATCGCCAAAATTGTCGTTGGAGCCGGAGGATGGCGCAATCCTCATCCATAACGTGGATGCTGCCGTGCGGCAGGAGATTTTCGTGGAGGTCAATCGCCCTGTCGAGCGATTGAAACGATTTCCTAAAGAACCGGCCGGCAGTGCTGATAGTTCACGCTCTGGCGACGGCGTACCACCGGCGGCCGAGTGAGATTGTTGGGCTGACCGATCCGTGGATGGCCCTGCAATTCGACCTGGCGGTGCTGCTGGCCGCGCAAAATGACCGGAATGACGACGGGAGGTCCTCGGAAGAGTATGGTTCGTGGCTCACCCTACCCAAGATGTAGGTCGCCGCTGGGGGGCCTCGCGTCCGGTGCGACTGGCTGATGTTCTGTCGCAGCGCTATTCGATTTTCAGACACGCAGAAGCCGCCCTAATCAGGCGGCTTCTGCGTTGCTCGCGGCCACGTGCACGCCCTGCGTCTGCCCGCGCGGCCGAGGTTAGCCGTTGGTTTTATTCAAGATCGGGGTGGAGATAGTAGTTCTCGGCCAGGTCGAGGACGTCTAGAGGGTTGATGCGGCCGTCGCCACGTAGACTGTCGGCGGTGAAGGAGGCGATGAAGACGTCGGTTTCGTCGCCGTCGGCAAGGGGGAAGGTGGCGCTCATGAATACCCAGTCATAGGGAACGTCGCTGTCGATGATGGCGTTGAGGACGGCGGCGGCGTCGGACTGGATGAGGGAGCCGATCATGCCGGGGGTAAAGTGGTCATCGGCCGCCCAGGTGACGGAGATGCTGCGCTCGTCGGGACGTACCTGGAAAAGCGTCAGCTTATCATCAAGGTCGCGGTTGGAGTCGCCAAGGGCATCCACGACGGCCGCGCGAAGGGCGGCTTCAGGGTTGGCCGGCGTTGTAGCCGTGGGGCGCGGAGTGGCGCGGGAGGCCGTGGTTGCCGGTTGGTCGTCGTCCTGGTCGGGGGCAGTGGTGGGTGGGAGTGGGTCGGTGACTCCGGACATGAAGCCTTTAAGGAATAGAGCCATGGGGCGGCCGCAGATGGTCAGGAGTAGAATGAGTCCTACCAGGATGAGTATCAATCGCCGGCGGCTACGTTTTGGGGGTTGGGGTTGTTCGGACATGAGGCCTCCTGATCGGGTTGTGGGCGAAATGGCTATCTGCGAACGAATCGCATCCACGCCACTCTCATAACATTAATCTATTTAGCATAGACCACGCCCCATTCTAACACATGCCTCGCGTCGGGGAACATCCGTTTACCCATACTAATGTTATTTAATAATATTAAATATTGACTATCATCGGTCGGGCGTGATACGCTACCAGCGTTGGGATAATTGCAAATCATAGCGCGGCGTACCCGGCCGCGCAGCGACGTAAAACGAACGAAGGACGCCGCTCCTATACAGGAGCGGCGTCTTTTTGTAATTGGAGTCAGGTCGTTAGGCGATGGGCACGATTGGCAACAGTAGTTTGCGCCAGGCGCCTCTCGCGATTCTCTCCCCGCCAATTTGGGGACATGTGATGACACCGCGATGACCGTCAACCTGGGAACAGCTGAAGGCAAAATCCGCCTTGATACGAGTCAGGTAGATAAGGCCACCAAGTCGGCCGGCGACACGCTGAAACGCTTTCAGAACCTGGGCACGACGGCCCTGCTGGGCGTCGGGGCCGCGGGCGTGGCCGGTTTCGGCCTGGCCGTGCGCTCGGCGGTGCAGATGAACGCCTCGCTGGAGACCTCGGAACTCCAGTTTGAGACGCTGATGGGGTCGGCCGACAAGGCGCACCAGCACGTCAAGAACCTCTTCGATTTCGCCAAGCGCACACCATTTGAGACCGGCCCCATCATTGAGGCCTCGCGCATGCTGGAAACGTTCGGCGGCGCGGCGCTCAACACGATGGCCAATATCGAGTTGATCGGCGACGCTTCGGCGGCCGTCAACGCCCCCATCAACGAACTCGGTTTCTGGGTCGGCCGTCTCTACAGCAACCTCCAGGGCGGGCAACCGTTCGGCGAAGCGGCCATGCGCCTGCAGGAACTGGCCGTCCTGCAACCCGAAGTGCGGCAGCGCATGGTCGAGTTACAGGAGTCGGGCGCGTCGGCGGCCGAGGTCTTCGCCGTCTTCCAGGGCGGGCTGGAACGATTCACGGGGTCAATGGAGAAGCAGGCCGCCACCTGGAACGGCCTCGTCTCCACCTTCAAGGATTCGGTGGCGATGTCCCTGGGCGACGCTCTCCGGCCGCTGACCGACTCGCTTAGGGATCAACTCTCCGTCGTGGTAGAGGCCCTGGGCAGCGAGGAGATGCAGGCCCGCATCCGCGAATTCGCCGGCAACCTGGCCAGTCTCCTGGAAACGGTCATTCCCCTGGCCGTTCAGTACGGCCCGACGCTGCTGAAGGTGATGGGTGGCCTGGCGGCCGTGCTGAGCGGCCTGCTGGTAACGGTCAAGGTCGCGGCGGCCGTCGCCGCCTTGCAGACAGCCTTCGCCGGCGCGTCGGCGGCCGTCGCCGCGGCCGGCGGCGGTCTGGCCGGGCTGGCGGCCTTGCTTGGCCCGGTAACCATCGCCGTGGGGGCTGTGGTCGGCGTTGTTGCACTGCTTGGTAAAGCCTGGGCTTCTAACTGGCTGGGCATCCGCGACCACACGGCCAAGGCGGTCGAGTTCATCAAGGGGGTTATCAGCCGCGGCCTGGCGGCCATTCGCGGCTGGTGGGCCGAGAACGGGGAAGGGATCACCCGCGCCGTGAGGGCTACGTGGGATTTCATCCGCGATCTGATTGAGTTACGCCTGGCTAATTTGCGCTCTCTCTTTCAGGCCTTTCAGGCCATTTTCTCCGGCGACTGGCGCACGGCCGGGGAAAAGATACGCGAGATATGGGATCGCACGATGGGGGCCATCGTCGACGCCCTGACCGCGCTGGATGAAAAACTAAGGGCTGGACTGACGGCTCTGGCGGGCAAGATTGGGGATTGGTGGAAGGGGATCGATTGGGAGCACCTGGGTGAGAACGCGGGTGAACGGATCAAGAACGGCCTGAAAAACGTCGTCCAGCACATTAACGAACTGGATCAGCAGGCCCAGCAATCTCTCAACGATTTTTTTGGCGGTCTGCTGGGAACCGGCGAGGATGCCTTGACGCATCAGGGCGAGATGGCCCAAGTCGCCGGCGAGGGTTACGACCGCTTCGCCGAGTCGGCCGAACGGGCTGACGCAGTACTCTTCGCTAATCGCGCCGAAATGGAGGAGTCGGCGCGGCGCATGGAGATTCTCAACGCCGCGTTCGGCGACGGTAGCGATGGCATTACCGAACTCAGTCTGCACACAGCTTCATTCGGCGACGGTCTAAAGCTGGCCGCTGACCGCGCCGATAAGGCCGGCGGCGCCGTGGACAGGTTGACCCAGTTCGTGAGCGCTAACAAGGCCGCGGCTGAGGCCGCGGCTGAGCGAGTGAGCCAACTCCATGAGTCGTTCCTGGCGATACAGGGCGACTACACCACCGAACTGCCCAGCGGCGACAAACCGCTGGTCACCCCGGAGGCGACGTTCACCGTCACCACCGGCGGGCTGACCGAGGACGACGCCAAACTCCTGGAGCAGTACCGCGGCGAGGCGGAGAAACTCCAGCAGGAGATCTCCGACCTGACCAACGGCATCGGCACGTTCGGCGTTGAGCAGGAGAAGATCAACGAGAAGCTGGCCGGGGCGCAGGGGGAACTCGACCATTACCGCAAACTGATGGCCCCGCTGGAGGGAGTGGTCGAGGACGTGACCACGGCCCACCGCGGCCTGTCGGTCAACGTTGACGCCGTGCACCAGGGGATTTATGACGAGCTGGTGCAGATGGGGGCCGCGCCGGAGGTCGTCACCGCCTACGCCGTGGCGACGGGCATCATGTCGGAGGAGCAGGCCCGCGCCGCGCTCCAGGCGGCGGCGGTCAAGGTGAAAATCGAGGAGCTGGCGACGAAGATGGCCGAGGGGCTGCCGATTGAGACGGCCCTGGCCGACCTGGACTCATTCATCCAGAAAATTGAGACCGGGGTGACGCCGGCGGCCGAGACGCTGGCGACGGACGTGCCGGCCCGCGTGACGGAGATGAAGGACGCGATGGCCGAGGAGTCGCTGGCGGCCGGCGAGGCCGTGCCGGCGGGCATCACCGAGGGCATCAACACCAAGCTGGAGGAGGCGACCACGGCGGCCGAGGACGCGGCGACCGACGTAGTGGACGCGGTCAAGCACGTTTTCGGGGTGGAGTCGCCGTCGACGGTATTTGCCGACATCGGCGGTGAGCTGATGGCCGGGTTGCAGCAGGGCATCGAGGACAACACCCGCGAGGTGGAGTTGGAGATCGTTCGCCTGAGCGCGGACATCATCGACGCCTTTGACTATGCCGTTGACCGCGCCCCGAACGTCGGCAAGGCCATCATACTGGGGGTCATCGCCGGGGTCGAGGACTACCGGGGCATGCTGGTCGCCAAGATGAAGGAGATCGCCCGGCAGGCCTACCAAGAGGCGATGGACGAGATTTACGCCCACTCGCCCTCCCGCCTGTTCATGAACATGGGCCACGCGATCATCGACGGCATTGTCGTGGGGCTGGAACAGCGGGAGGCGCGGCTGACGGCGAAGATCAACGACATCGGCCACCAGTTGGGGGGGGCGGCGGCCGAGATCGGCGGCACGGTCGGCCTGTCGTTCATGGAGGCGATCCGGGACATCCGCGAGGGGATGTGGGCCGACATTCTCCAGCAGTTGCACGACGCCGAGCACCCGGAGGACGTGGATACCTACCTGGAGAGTCTGGGGTCGATGTACCTGGACTTTGCCAACCAGTTAGCCGGGATCGCGTCGGGTTTCGGCGATGTGTTCGAGGCAACGGTCATCGACCCGATCCAGGCCAAACTCGACGACGCCACGGACGGCCTGGAGACGTATGACGACACCATCCTTGGCCTGGCCGACTCGCTAGGTCTGGTGGAGCAGGGGCTGCTCGGCAGCAACCAGCAACTGCTGGACTGGGACCCGGCGCAGGCGGCCGCCTTCATCGAGACGCTGCAATCCGCGCCCTTCGCCGGGATTTTCGATACCGACCAGTTGGCGAGCCTGAACGTGCTGCAAGGGCTGTTGCACGACCGCAACGGGCTGCTGGCCGACCAGGCGGCGCTTCAGGCGGAACTGACCGAGGAGATGGAGCGCCAGGCGGCGTTGGAGGAGAAGCGGTCGCAACTGAAGTTCCTGCAAGACCAGATGGAACTCATCGAACTCATCCGTGAGAACGGGTTGAGCACGTCCATTCTCGACGGCCTGACGCTGGGGTTGGACGCCGACGCCGGGGCGCTGATGGACGCAATGGTGGCGGCGATGTCGGAACTGGTGACCGCGGCCGAGGATGAACTGGACATCGCCAGCCCGTCGGGCGTCTTCCGCGAGATCGGCGCGCGGATCATGGATGGGTTGGAGCGAGGCATTGCCGGGAGCGACCCGGCGGCGGCGCTGCAAGAGCAACTCGACGGCCTGACGCGCGTGTTCGACCCGGCGCGGTCGCCGGCGGACGCGCTGGCCGAGCACTTTTTCGAAATAGCCGCCGGCATCCGCGACGGCGCGGGCGACGTGGTGGACGCGATGGTGGATTCGGCCGGCGCGCTGAACGAAGCCGCGTTGCAACCGGGCGCGGCGCTCCAGCAGCAGATCGACGGGTTGGGCCGGGCCTTCGACATGGATGCATCGACCTTCGCCGTCCTGCAAAACCATCCGGGCCAACTGCCGGCGGGCGCGGCGCTACGGGCGCGGCTTCCTATGCGGGGGCCGAGCGCGCCCATTGCTGACGGTCAGGCCCTGGCCGACGCGTTGCGCGAGTACCTGGGCGAGGCGCGGCCGGCCAACGCCACCCCGGCGGCGGCCTCTCCGGCCGGGGGGCCACGGCAGAACGTCTACATTTTCGGCGGCTATAACCCGCAGGTCGACCGCCAGCCGGCCATCGATCCCATCCGCGACCTGTATTACCGGGGGCTATAGGGGAACTGCCACATGCCGCGGCGCATCATCTCCATCAATGACCTGAATACCGACGAGGGCAGCGGGTACATGGCCGTCTTCGAGTATTCCTACAGCCAGCCGCCGCTGGTGGTGTCGTCGGTCAACCGCGAGGGGGACGCGCCGCTGGCGACGAATGTGGCGTTGGCCCAGTACCGGCCGGAACGCGTGACGATCAGTTTCGAGGACGAGGCGCTGCGGGCGCCGCTGTTGCGGGCGCTGGATACCTCGAACGGGGCCGTGGCGTTCACCATCGCCGACGCCGACGGCGGCAACCCGCGCTATTTGATGATGTACGTCGAGAAGGCGGATCAGCAACCCGACTCTCACGGTTACATATTCAGCGTAACTACGGTGGCGACCGATGACGTGCGCTGGCGGGCGGTTAATGCGGCGGAGGATACGTGGCGTGTCACCAGCAGCGGCTCGACCCACGTGGTCGCCAATGGCGGCGAGGTAGATGCCTTGCCGCTATGGACGGTCACACCCAAAAGCGCCAAGTCGGCCAGCAACTGGACGTATGCGCGGCGGGTGCTGGCGCGGGCGCGCTACCGCAATTTAGGCGCGTCACAGCCCTGGCCGCTGGAATTGACCGGCGGCGGCTGGAACACGGCGGCGCTGAAGACGGCGGGCAAGCTGTCGGACAGCACCAACATCGCCGTGATGGTGAACGGCCAGTACGCGCCGCACTGGTACGGCGGCAATGACGGCGCGGCGCGGGGGTTTAACTCGACCAACACAACGATTTGGATCAACTACGGGTTGGCGCGCAACACCGCGCTGCTCTACCAGGCGGCCAGCGCGGTGGAGACGAACCTGGTGGTCTACCACCAGAACCAGCTCGACGAATGGACGACTGTCCAGTTGCCCAGCGCCGGCCGTCTCTATTTCGCGGCCACGGGGGAGATCATTACCTATGACGGGTTGAACTCGCATGACAACGGCCTGTACGACCTGTTGGGCGTCACCCGCGGCGTGGACGGCACGACGGCGGCCGACCTGGACGCGATGGCCGAGGGGGAGAGTGTGCCGCACATCCTCATCCTCTACGGGCCGAACGGAGCCGTACCGGCAGTGGAGCAGACGGCGGCCTATCGCAACCCGCCGTTCGGTAAGCCGCTGGTGGCCAACAGCGCCTCGACCAACGGCCAGTGGTCGTGGACGTATTTCAAGAGCGGGACGCGCACGGCGGCGTGGAACTACCTGGGGGAGCGCTTCGACGCGCAGTACACCGAGGCCACCGACGCCGGTGGCGCGACGGGTGATTTTGTCGAGCCATGGACGGCGATGGGCTGGAAGGCAGACCGGGCGGCGCTGGGCTATTTCTACGCCACTACACCGCTGCCGATGGCGCAACTGTGGGTCACCGGCCGCCACATGGCGTCGGGCGACCCCATCTCCAACCCCGGCGCGCCGGCGCTGCGGTTGCGCTACGGCCCCTACCAAGCCAACACGATCAAGCTGTGGGGGGCGGAGTATGACTCGCCGCCGGAATTCTCGAACTCGCCGTTCAGTCTGACGGTGACCACCTCGGCTATGGCCGACGCGACGGGGCTGCTCTGGGAGGTGTCGCAGGCGAGCTACATCCAGGCCGACATTCAAACGCTCCAGGTGCAGTTCGACAGCAGCACCACGCCGCTGGTGACACTGGGGGCGGAACTGAGCGACTACGACATGGCGCTGACGCTGGAAAACGTGACGACCGGGGAGTCACTGGCGATCACGCTGCCGAACATGGCGCTGAACCAGTCGCTGGTCATCGACAGTGACCGGCAGACAGTGGTCTACAGCGGCGACAACTCCAACCGCTACACGGCCGTGCGGCGCGACGCGACGCGCCGGCGCTTCCTGCGACTGGCCCCCGGCGACAACACGATCCGGGTGACGGAGAGCGGGCTGGCCGACGTGGAGATTTCGGCCGCGTTCCGCGAGAGGTTCTACACATGACGACGCTCAACTTGCAAGTCGCCGCCTCGGCCGATGACGCGTTCGAGAACGCGGCCGGGGCGGTGACGACCAACGGCACGGCCATCGGCACGCTCTCGACGGGCAATATGTGGGCGGGGTTCCGCTGGGCAGTGGCCGCGCCGCAGGGGGTGACGGTGAGCAGCGCCACGGCGCAGTTCTACGTCAACTCCACGTCGTTCGACGACCTGGTATTCGACCTCTACGCCCAGGCGGCCGACACGGCGGCGGCGTTCACCACGACGACCAACGACGTCTCCGGCCGGGCGCGGACGACGGCCAAGACCGGGGTGAACGCGGCGTCGGTGGGGGTGGGCTGGTACAGCGTGGACGTGAAGGCGGCGGCGCAGGAAGTGATCGACCGGGCGGGCTGGGCCGACGGGAATTACCTGGCGCTGATCATCGACGCCCTGGCGGGGATCAATTTCCAGTGCCGGGCCTACGACGGCGACACGTCATTGGCGGCCAAGCTGGACATTACGTACGTAGACCCCTCGACGGGGCAACCGATGGTGGCCCGCGGCCGGCTGGTTCCGGGCATGAGACGGCCGCACGGCCATCAAGGATGGTAAATGAACTATGGCTTCAACGGACGCACGACCGTTTCCACTGAAGAACACGGCCTACCGGGTCACTTTTCCCATACTAGACGCTGACGGTGACCCTGTTTCCGGCGCGGCCGGACTGGACAGCGAGGTCAGCAAGGACGGCGGCACGTTCGCCGACTGCACCAACGAGGCGACGGAGATCGCCACCTCGTCCGGCGTCTACTATTTGGATCTCACCAGTACCGAGTTGAACGCCGACACGGTGGCGATCATCGTCAAGACCTCGACCAGCGGGGCCAAGACGACGGTGATCGTCCTCTACCCGGTGGAGGGGGGCGACATTGACGTGGACGTGACCTACGTCAACGGTTCGGCCGTCTCGACCTCTTCGGCGCAGTTGGGAGTGAACCTGGTCAACGTGGCCGGGGCGGCCGTCTCGACCTCAACGGCGCAGATCGGGGTGAACGCGGTGCAGGCGGGCGGGACGGCGTGGGGCAGTGGGGCGATCACGGCCGGGGCCATCGCCGCGGACGCCATCACGGCGGCGAAGATCGCCGCCGACGCCATCGGGGCCAGTGAATTGGCGGCCGACGCGGCGACCGAGATCGGCGCGGCGGTGTGGGCGACGGCGGCGCGGACGCTGACGGCGAACACGAACCTGAACGACCCGACGGCGGCGGCGGTGGCCGACGCGGTGTGGGACGAGGCCAGGGCCGGGCACGTGGGCGCGGGGAGCTTCGGCGAGGGGGTGGTGGTGAACAGTCTGGCGGCCGGGTCGGTGACGGCCGCGGCGGTGGCGACGGGCGCGATTGACGCCGACGCCATCGCCGACAACGCCATTGACGCGGGGGCCATCGCCACCGGGGCGATCACTTCGGCCAAGTTCGCGGCGGGAGCGATCAACGCGGCGGCCATCGCCGATGACGCCATTGACGCGGGGGCCATCGCCGCCAATGCCATTACCTCGGCCAAGATCGCGTCGGGGGCGATCACCTCGGCCACGCTGGCGGCGGGGGCGATCACGGCGGCGGCCATCGCCACGGGAGCGATTGACGCCGACGCGCTGGCGGCCGACGCGGTGGACGAGATTCTGGACGAGGTGGTGGAGGGGACGCTGACGCTGCGGCAGGTGGCGCGCATTCTGCTGGCGGTGCTAGCCGGGGAGAGCACGGGCGGCGGGACGAGCACGATCACCTTCCGCGACAACGCGGACACGAAGGCGCGGATGAGCGCGACGATTGACGCCAACCGGAACCGGACGGCGGTGACGCTGGACGGCAGCTAGGCGAGGTAGAGCGTGACGGACGCGACGATCTGGATCACTGCGGGGAACGACGACGGGCACGAGGCGGCCGACGGGACGGTCGTGCTGGCCGCGCCGGTGGTGACGGCCGGGAACACGGCCGAAGGGGTGTGGGCGACCAAGTGGGGCACGTACGGCGCGGGCGACGGGCAGTTCGTCTACCCCTACGGCGTGGCGGTGGCGGACGGTTCGGTGTACGTGACCGACTTCGGCAACCACCGCGTCCAGAAGTTCACCAGTAGCGGGACGTTCGTTGCCAAGTGGGGCAGCGTGGGCGGCGGTGACGGGCAGTTCAGCTACCCCTACGGCGTGGCGGTGGCGGCCGACGGGTCGGTGTACGTGGCTGACCGGGGCAACCACCGCGTCCAGAAGTTCGACGCAAGTGGGACATTCTTGGCTAAGTGGGGCAGCAGTGGAACCGGCGACGGGCAGTTCAGCGCCCCCACTGGCGTGGCGGTGGCGTCGGACGGGTCGGTCTACGTGGCCGACAGGAACAACAACCGCATCCAGAAGTTCGCCTCGCCGGCGGCGGGGCGGCAGGCGGTGGCGGGGTTGCGGCTTGTCGCCGTGCCGCTGGGGCCGGGGGCGACGGTGAGCGCGGCGTACCTGAGGATTGTGCCCACCGCGGCGACGGCGGCGGCGCCGAAGCTGACGATCCGGGGCGAGATCAACCCGGCGGCGTTTACGACGGCCGACGGGGAGTTGAGCGGCCGGACGATGACGGCGGCCGAAGTGGAGTGGGACGCGGGCAATGTGTGGGCCGGGGCAGGGGTGGTGGTGGGCAGCCCCGACATCAGCGCGGTGATCCAGGAGATCATCGACGACGGGGCGTGGGCGGAGGAGGGGGAGATCGGGCTGTACCTCATCGACAGTGGCGAGGGCGGGGGGCTGACGTTTCTCCCCTATGACTATGGGCCGGGAACCAGCCCGCCGGCGCTGATTCTGGAATGGGTGTCGGGCGCGCCGTCCACGGAGTTGAGCTTCGCCTGGCCTTATGACTACTGGCCGGAAGGGTATTGGGCCGAGTACTGGCCCGACATCGGCGAGGCCCCGCCGGCGACCGGGGCGGCGGTGAAGTTTGTGTTTTACGCGCGGCAGCGGAGGCGACTATGAGCTGGTTGAAGCAGGGCACGGCGGCGACGGTGAAGATCGGGCCGTTCGTGGACGAGACGGACGGGAAGACGGCCGAGACGGGGCTGACCATTGCCCAGGCGGACGTGAGGCTGGCCAAGAACGGCGGCGACATGGCGCAGAAGAATAGCGCCGCGGCCTGCACGCATGACGAGATCGGGGTCTATGACTGCCCGCTGTCGACGACGGATACCAACACGCTGGGGCGGCTAGACGTGTTCATCCACAAGAGCGGGGCGCTGGCGGTGTTCCAGAGCTACCTGGTGCTGCCGGCCAACGTCTATGACGCGCTGGTGAGCGGATCGGACTATTTGCAAGTTGACCTGGCGCAGGTCAGCGACGACACGGCGGCGGCCGACGCGCTGGAGACGATGCTGGACGGCACGGGCGGCAACAAGCTGCACCTGGCGCAGTTGAACATCGTCGCGCTGGGCAACGACGACGCTATTGTGGCGACAGGCAGCGGCACGGGGCACGGCATCAATGCCACCGGCGGGGCGACGGACGCGGCCGGTATTCACGCCGAAGGCGGCGGTGAGGGAGCCGGTATGCTGCTGGAGGGCGGCGACACGGGCAACGGGCTGGAACTGGTCGGCGCGGTGGGGTTGTACGCGCTGGCCTCGGACGCCCTGCCGGCGATTGCCCTGGCTAACGTCGATGAGGCGGGCAACCTGATCACCGGCAACGGCGCGGCCATCGGCGGCGGCGGCGGGGCCGGTGGGGACGTGAACGTTGCCCAGGTGGACGGCTCGACCACGGCGGCGCAAAACCTGCGCAAGTGGTACGACGGCACGGGCTACAACGCCGCGGCTTCGGCCGTGGGCACGGCGGCCAGTGTGACCAACACGGTGGCGGCCAACCTGACGACCATCGGCGGCAACGCGACGCTGATGACGCGGCTGACCTACCTGCTGGAGGCGGCGACCAGCAGCACGGCCAAGGCGGGGACGCTGACGACGACGGTCTTTACCACCAACCTGACCGAGACGACGAATGACCATTACAAAGGTCTGGCGCTCAAGTGGGCCAGCGGGACGATGAAGGGGCAGATCACCTTCGTGGCCGGCTACAACGGTTCGACGAAGGCGCTCACGGTCAGCCCGGCGATGACGGAAGCGCCGGCGGCGGGGGACGTTTTCATCCTGCTGTAGGGAGTGAATGATGGCCCAGCGCACGTCCGGTTTCTGGTCGATCTTCACTACCGCCCCGGTGTTCACGCGGCGGCGCGTTTTTCCCATCGCGCCGTTGACGCGGCCGCTGGGCTACGTGGTGCAGGTGGCCGACGCGAGCGGGCGATTCATCGGCGAGTTGCAGCCCTGGGGGCGGCTGACGCAGGTTATCTGGCGGGTGGATGAGCACGGCACGGCGACGCTGGAGTTGTCGCCGCGAGTGCTGGTCGAGGCGGCCGAGTTGGTGCGCTACGGCAATCTGGCGCTGGTGCGTTTTGACGGCGACGTGCTGCCGCCGTGGGGCGGAACGATTGAGCCGCCGCGCAGCGCCCGGCCGGGGCTGGTGGAGATTACATTGTACGCCGGCGAGTACATGACCGACCGCTGGCAGACGCCGGCCACGGTCAGCTATGAGGCGGCCCAGGCGCGACCGGCGGCGGCGATCTGGCGCGATCTGGTCAGGCTGGGGGCCGAGGGGCCGTTTGACGTGGCGGCGACCGACGAGGTTGACGGCGAACCGGTGGCAGTCACGTTCACGCTCCAGTCATTGGCGGAGGCGGCGGGCACGCTGGCCCGGCTGGACGGCGACTTTCACTGGTTCTTCGAGCCGTATGGCTACGAGACGGGCGGCGGCTTCCGCTTCCGGCTGCGGACGTACCAGGAGCGGCGGCGGGACCTGTCGGCGACGGCCGTGCTGGTGAATGGGTTGAATTTTGTGGCCGGCGAGGCGATGGATCAGGGGCCGATCTACAACGTGGTAACGGTGGTGCCGTCGAACGCCGACTATAGCGACCCGACCACGTTCTACACGAGTCTGGACACCGAGAGCATCGGCCGCTACGGAACGCGCAAGTCGCCGCCGCAGGTGCTCAGCACGGTCAGCGACGAGAGCGTAGACCTGAACAAGGCGGCGCAGTACGCCGACAGTTGGCTGGCGAGCTACAGCCGGCCGCGGGGCCGACTGAACGGCCGGCACTTGAACGTCCCCCCGACGCCGTTCGGCGCGTTCTGGCTGGGGGATCTGGTGGCCGTCGAGATGAACGGGCTGAACGGCATCGATGACGGCCGGGCGGTGGTGCAGGCGATGGAGTATAGCCCGGATGAGGGAACGCTCTCTCTCGTCCTGGACATGGAGTAACGGCAGCGATGGCGCTCACAAGCGACTTTCTACAGGGAAACATTCTGGATCAACTGGACGCGCTGCGGCGGCGAGTCGAGGAGCTGGAGAAGGCTCAGAAGACCGTGGCCGCGGCGCTGGGCATCACCGAGCGCGACAACGCCGGCGGCAAGGGCGACGGCGGCAGCAACGCGGCCGGGCGCGGCGGCGCGGCGACGCGCCTCTTCCTGCAGGACATGGGGACGGGCGACTGGTGGCAAGTGTTGGCGGCCAATGACGGCAGCGTGGAGTACATCGACCTGCTGCGCGTGCGTGAAAACGAGGTGGTTTGATGGCTATTTATTACGTCTCAGACAGCGGCAACGATTCGTCGGGCAACGGCTCGTCGGCCAACCCGTGGCGGACGCCGGGTAAGGCGCTGCAACAGTGCGGCGCCGGCGACACGATCTACCTGCGCAGCGGGACGTACTCGCTCAACAGCACGTTGATCATCAATAAGGCGAACACCACCTGGATTGCCGAGTCGGGACAGACGCCGATCATCGACTGCGGGTTTTCGGCGGCGCGGTTCACCAATACCAACGAAGGGCCGTTCAAGAAAAAGATAACCACCCCGGACGGCTTTGACGCCGTGCGGCTGGCGGCCGACGGGATCACGCTGGACGGCATCACCGTCCAGAACGTGCCGGGGACGGCCATCGTGTCTGACGGGAGCAACGTCACGGTGCGCAACTGCAAGGTGTACTTCTGCTACGCGTCGTGCATCAAGTGTAATAAGACCATCAACAAAGAAGACGATGATAGAGAGCGGGTGACCGGCCTGCGGCTGATCAACAACCGCTGCATCATGTCGAGCATCAACGCCTTCGACCCCGACCGCAAGCAGTTCAATAACCCCGACGACCAGAGCGTGGTGGGGTGCATCAAGGTCGGCAATGTGGCCGGCGATACCCTGATCCAGGGCAACTACCTGGCCTTCGGCTACGGTGAGGGGCTGAACTTCGGCAAGTTCAACAAAGGCACGACCGGGGTCAACGTCATCGAGGATAACGTCGTCCACGACTGCAACCATACGCTGCTGTACATCAACCGGTCGTGGGACGTGATCGCCCGGCGCAACGTCATCTTCCATACCGGCGACACGCCCAACCGCTGGTCAGACGGCGACGTGTCGACCGGGCTGAGCGTTACCGACGAGGCCGGCCCCAACGATGTGAAGTGGAAGGAGAGCTGGCAGGAATCGACGCGGGTGAGGTGTTACAACAATCTGGTCGTCAACACCTCGCCGCTGCTGCGCCACGCGATGCAGGATGACCCCAACGGCGTCTTCGTGGACATCTACTTCGGCTTCAACACCTTCGTGGCCGGGCCGGAGGCGGGCATTACCGTCATCGGCAAAAACAACACCCCGGTGGTTCAGCCGGTTTTCACCTTCGGCAACGGCGCGGCGGACTCCAACGGCGTCTTCGAGAACAACGTGGTGGACACCGGCCGGGCCACCAGTACGGAAAACTTCAGGGCCGGCTCGATCTCCTCCGGCTTCAAGTTTCGCAACAACACCTTCACCATCCAGCCGCCGCAGTCGGCCGCGCCCATGCGCGGGACGGGGGATCAGTACGGCGAGATCGCGCTGCAAAGCCCGGTGCACCCGCGCATGACGGGGAGCTACCCGGAGTTTGCCTTGTCCTACGCGGCGGCCGCCGCGTCGTACGGGGTGACCATTAACCCGCTCAACTACAAGCTGACCTCGGCCAGCGGCAAGGCCATCGGCAAGGCGTCCAACGGGTCGATCTTCGGCGGTCTGACGCCGCCGACCGAGCCGCGCGGCGTGGACTTTTTCCGGCAGACGCGGGACGCCGAGCCTGATAACGGTTTTCACGAGTACGGCCCAGGCGGGCCGACCACGCTGACGGCGAACTTCACTCACGTGCCGGCGGAAACGGCCCTCTTGACCGGAACGGCGGTGGCCTTTACCGACGCCTCGACCGTGTCGGGCACGACGATCACCGGCTGGTCGTGGGTCATCAAAAAAGGCAACGCGACGCAGAGCACGCAGACGACACAAAACATCAATTACACCTTCGGCTCGGCCGGGACGTGGACGGTGGCGCTGACGATCACCACGGCGTCGGGCGAGACGGACACGGAGAGGCGGACGTTCGTCATCTCCAATGATACCGGTACGCCGACGGCCACGGCGGCTTTTACCCGGGCGCCCTCGGCGACGACGGTTGAGCAGGGCACGTCGATTCGGTTCACCGATACCTCGCTGGTGACGAACACAACGCAGACGGGCCGGACGTGGGAGGTGCGCGCCAGCACCGGCGGAACGTTGCTAGCGTCGGGGACAAGCGCGACGTTCGACTACCAGTTCAATACCGCCGGAACATTCACGGTGAAGCTGGCGATCACCACGGCGGCGGCGGTTAACGACGACGAGACGGTGACCATCACAGTCACCGCCACCCCGCCGACCGTCGCGGCCGCCTTTACCCTCGACGACACGACCATTCTGGAAGGCGAGACGGTGACGGTGGCGACCAACACCTCGACGGCGACGAACACAACCATCAGCGGCTACGTCTGGACGTGGGGGGACGGGGGAACCGCGACGAGCGCGCTGCCCAGCCACACCTACAACCAGGCCGGGGTGTACACCGTCACCCTGCTGGTCAATACGGCGGCGAACGTCACCGCTACGGCCACGGCCACGGTGACGGTGCAGGCCATCGTGAGCGGCGGCGAGGGGAATTCGGTCATCGTGCCGCACCGGGCGGCGCTCAACACCACGACCGGCGACCAGACGGTTACCGTCGCGGCCCTGAGCACGCTGATACCCAAGGCGATGCTGGTGACCATGACCGCGGCGACAGCCGACGGCGCGGCGGCGGCGGGAGCGCTACTATGCGTCGGCGCAACCGACGGCGGCCGGCAGTGGACCAACGCCCGCTTCTCGGCTAACGGCCTGGCCGACAGCAACACGGCGCGGCGCTGGACGGATGACGCGGTGCTGTTGAGCATCGACGGCGATGGGACGGTGACCGGCAAGGCGTCGCTGGTCGGGTTTGTGCCCGGCGGGGTGAAACTGAATATCAGTGACGCGTTTCCGGCCGCTTACCTGGCGCACTTTGTATTTTTTGCCGGAGATGATGTCCTGGCCTGGGTGGGAACGGCGACGGGTAGCGCGGTGGACACGGCGCGGCCGGTGCCGACGGGCATCGCGCAGGACGCCGTCATCGCCGTCAGCACGTGGAGCCAGGACGACACGGCCACGGCCGGGGCGGACATGAGCATCGGCCTAGCCACGGCCGCCAGGCAGTACTCATTTCGCACCGAAGACCGGGACGCGCAGGCGACGGCCGTGACCCGCGTGCGTCACGCGCCTTACCTGGCGACGACGGGCAGTTCCGATGCCGGCGGTTACGCGGCGCTGGAGGCAGGCGCTTTCAGCGCCACGGGATTTACTC